GAAGTCAATCCTGATGTAACAGACGGACAAGGCGCTGTCTTACCGCTACCGCAACGCGCACAACCGCCAATGGCTTCTAGTGGTTTATTGCAAGCAAAGGCTGGCGCTTCTGAGGACATCAAGTCTACAACTGGTCAATACAACGCTTCTCTGGGAATGGGAAGTAACGAGAGATCAGGAAGAGCGATCCTTGCCCGTCAGCGTGAGGGTGATGTTGGAACTTACCACTATGGTGACAATCTTGCCCGTGGTGTTAAACACATTGCGCGTCAATTGATTGACCTAATTCCTAAAATCTACGATACCCAAAGGATCGCTCGAATCATTGGGGAAGATGGCGAGACCAAGATGGTCAAGATTAATCCAGATCAGCCACAACCAGTTAACAAGATTGTTGACCAACAAGGTATCGTGATTGAGAAAATATATAACCCTAGCATTGGCAAATACGATGTCGTTGCGACAACAGGACCAGGCTACGCCACCAAGCGCCAAGCGGCACTCGAAGCGATGGCTCAACTTCTGCAAGGCAACCCCCAACTGTGGGCGGTCGCTGGTGACTTGTTTATCAAGAACATGGACTGGCCAGGGGCGCAAGAAATGTCCAAGCGCTTTGCCAAGACCATTGATCCCAAGTTCTTATCGGACGGGGATGAAGACCCAGCACTGCAAGCGGCGCAACAACAAATCCAAGCAATGGGTCAAGAGATGGAAGCCATGCATGGAATGATCCAAAACGTGGGCAAGTCTATGGAGATGCAAGACCAAGAGCGCAAAGACTTTGAGGCTCAAGTCAAAATGTACGAAGCAGAGACTAAGCGCATCGCTGCCGTACAAGCGGGCATGTCTGAACAACAAATCCAAGACATTGCTATGGGCGTAGTCGCTGCGGCAATGGAATCACAGAACATGATGAACCAAATGCCTGAAATGCGTGAAGAATCTATGCCAATGGAAATGATGCCCGAATCTGCTGAATATCAACAAATGCCTCCAGAGATGATGCCCCCACAAGGTATGCCAGAACAAATGCCACCACAAGGAATGCCCAATGAAATGCGCTGATTTTCTAGGAATACTGTTTTTAGCCCGTGATGTTGCTCACTCGGTGCATCTAAACACTCGCAGTTTTAGCAAGCACACGGCATTAAACATCTTTTATGAGCGCATTGTTGGCGTTGCCGATGACTTTGCGGAAGCCTACCAAGGCCGTCATGGTCTAATTGGCCCAATCACTTTGCATTCAGCAAAGAAGACATCTAACATTCAAGAATTCTTGGAAGACTCTTTGAAACAGATTGAAGATGCGCGGTACGAAGTGGTAGATAAGAATGATATGTCGTTGCAACAACTCATTGACAATATCATTGAAGTCTATCTTCGCACGTTGTATAAACTAAAATTCTTGGCATAAGGACACATCATGGAACTTTTAAACCCTTTAGCAGACAGTAATTTCCCAGCTAGGTCTATTTCTTACACTGGCAGTGCTGGCGTAACTGGTGTCTGGCCTGCTGGCGCTCAAGGCGTAGTGGTTTGGTCTGACCAAGCATGTTATGTCTTGGTTGGTGAAGGCGTTACAGCCACAACAGCTAGCACACCAATCCCCCCATTTACACCGATCCCATTCAAAGTGCCTGCTACTGTTAGCGGTACATGGCGCGTGAGTGCGATCCAAGTGTCTACTGGTGGCACGATCTACTGCAAACCAATGAACTCACAATGAGTTACTTTGGCATCCCTATTCGGAATGGTGTTTCCATTGGTCTTGGAAGCATTATTTCCTTTTTGTCTGGGTATGCCGATGCAACGGTGCAAGGCAATCTTTTAACTGAGATCGGTGACAACCTCGTTCAAGAGGATGGCGGTCTAATTTTGTTGGAGTGATAAATGGCTGATACAAAAATCTCTGCTCTACCGAGCGCAACAGTCCCCCTAGCGGGTACTGAGGTATTGCCAATTGTGCAAGGTGGCGCAACTACCAAGGTAAGCGCCAACGGTTTGTTTAACAATCCAACAGTGACTAACTATGTCGAAGCGGTTGTCGCCATTGGTACAGTGACCAGTTCGTCCACCTTGGCATTGACCAACGGTACGGTGCAAACTGCAACCCTGACAGCATCCACAGCTTGCACATTCACAATGCCTGCAAACGTGGCTGGCAAGTCTTTTGTGTTGTTGCTCAAACAAGCAGCGACCACGGGTAACGGAACAGCAACATTCACCTCTGTCAAATGGGGAACTGCTGGTGCGCCAACGATTACAGCAACTGCTGGCAAGATGGACATTCTGACTTTCATTGCTGACGGTACAAACTGGTACGGCTCAATCGCCCAAGGGTATACCCCATAATGTTTGCGGCTAAAAACTTTTTTTTAGCTGGTGGCGCGTTAGTTGCACCATCAACAGTTGAATACCTTGTCCTCGCTGGTGGGGCGGGCGGTGGTAATGGTCGTGGCGGTGGCGGTGGTGCGGGTGGATACAGAACTGCTACTGGCTTTGCTGTTACTGCTGGTTCAGGAATAACCGTCACAATCGGTGGCGGTGGTGGTGGCGCATCAACAACATCAACCAAAGGCGCATCTGGCAACGATTCTGTATTTGGAACAATTACTGCTTCTGGCGGTGGTGGTGGCGGTTCAGAATCATCTCAAAATGGTAATGCTGGCGGTTCTGGCGGTGGTGGTTCTACTAATGGTTTTGGTGGTACACAAGGATTTGGCGGTGCGGGTAATACCCCATCAACTTCACCCGTTCAAGGCTATGCTGGTGGAGACAGTTTAGGACTTGGTTTTAATCCGTTAAATTCAGGTGCTGGTGGCGGTGGTGCTGGAGGAGTAGGCGCAACTGTAAATGCACAATCAACTGGCGGTAATGGTGGTGTAGGTCTTAACTGGAATTCTCTTGGAACTTTCTACGGTGGCGGCGGTGGTGGCGGTGCGTTTAGCACAAGTTACGCTGGTGGTACTGGTGGTAGTAGCGTTGGTGGCGCGGGTGCTGGCTCAGTTCAAGGCGCAACGCCTGGGAGCGCATCTGCAAACACTGGCAGTGGAGGTGGTGGTAGTACAGGCGCATCGGGCGGTACAGGTGGTTCTGGTGGTTCTGGTATTGTTATTATTCGATACGCTGATTCATTTGCAGACATTACAACCATTAGCGGTGGATTAACATACACAGGTCCAGTAACTTCAGGCGGTTATAAAACTTATTCCTTTACCCAAGGAACAGGAACGGTGACTTTCTAATGGCACATTACGCATTTTTAAACGAAAACAACATCGTTACAGAAGTTATTGTTGGTAAAGATGAAACTGATACATCCCAAGATTGGGAACAGTTTTATGGAGAATTCCGCAATCAAGTCTGTAAACGCACTTCTTACAACGGAAACATCCGCAAAAATTACGCTGGTATTGGGTACACCTATGACAGCCAACGTGATGCGTTTATTCCACCTCAACCATTTCCAAGTTGGGTAATGAGTGAGGAAACTTGCCAATGGTCTGCCCCAGTTGCAATGCCTACCGATGGTATGTATTCTTGGAATGAACCAACAACATCTTGGGTTAGGGTTAGTGCATAACCCTAATATCTGATATATTAGTAAAAACCGTATCGGTGAGGTTCACCGAGGAATCCAAGGATTCATTGAAATGACTGAAGAAGTCCAGCAAAACCTAGCGGAAGTTGACTCCGCGCCAGCTCCTACGGTGACGGCCACCCCAGAGACTGAAGTTCAAACGTCGGAAACGCCAGAAGTAGTATCGAAGACCTTCACACAAGAAGAACTAGACGCTGCGATAGGCAAACGCCTCGCAAGAGAGCAACGTAAGTGGGAACGAGAACAGACACAGCGTCAGTCTGAACAACAGACGTTGAGATCAGCGCCAACAGCCTCGCCTGACCAGTTTGAGTCTACTGAAGCCTATGCAGACGCATTAGCACTTCAGAAAGCACAACAACTAGTCGCACAGCGTGATGCTGAAAAGCAAAGATCGGAAGTTCTTGAAAGCTACCATGACCGTGAAGAAGAAGCTCGGAGTAAATACGATGACTTTGAACAAGTCGCGTATAACCCAAAACTTCCAATCACAGAAGTGATGGCTGAAACGATCAAATTCTCTGATGTTGGTCCTGAGTTAGCTTACTACCTCGGTTCTAACCCCAAAGAAGCAGATCGCATCTCGCGCATGGCTCCACTTGGGCAGGCAAAAGAGATTGGGAAGATTGAGGCTAAATTAGCATCTGATCCCCCAGTCAAGAGAACAACTTCAGCGCCAGCACCTATTTCGCCTGTCACTGCTCGATCTACTGGATCGCCTGCTTATGACACTACAGACCCAAGGTCTACCAAGACCATGACGGACTCGCAGTGGATTGAAGCAGAGAGAGCAAGACAGCGTAAAAAGTGGGAAGCGCAGAACCGCTAAGTCTTCTGAGATCGGGTATGATTACCTGAAATCAGGAGGTGCAAAATGGAGGGTGACAATCAACACCTAACAGTTGAAGAACTGAAACGGCAACGTAACAGAGAGGCGTCTGCTAGGTATAGAGAACGAAACCGTGAAAAGTTCAATCAACGTATGCGTGATTGGCGGAAATTAAACAGGGAGAAATCCCGTGAACATGCCCGCGAATGGCGCGATCGTAAGATTGCGGATGGAACACCAGAAGAAGTTGCCACATTTCGTGCGACTGAATCTGCAAAAACCAAACGCGCTCAAGCAATATGTAGAAACGCTGTATTTGCTGCTTATGGTGGCTATACTTGTAACTGCTGCGGTGAAACTGAACCTTTGTTTCTTTCGATAGATCATATAGACAATAACGGCGCAGAAGAACGTAAATCGGGTTTGTACTCAGGCTCAGGATACGCTTTTTATCGTTGGCTTAGAAAATCAGATTTTCCGTCTGGTTACCAAGTATTGTGTATGAACTGTCAAATAGGAAAACATAAAAACGGTGGCGTTTGTCCTCACCAAACAACTGAACTTCTTAAGGAATTTAAATGAGTAATTCAATTTTAACGATCGACATGATCACCCGCAAAGCGTTGGAGATATTAGAAAATAACCTAGTACTCACCCGTAACGTGAACCGCCAGTACGACGATAGCTTTGCTGTCGAAGGTGCAAAGATCGGTTCAACCCTCCGTATCCGTTTACCTGACCGCGCTTTGGTAACTGACGGTGCCGCCTTGCAAGTTCAAGACGACAACGAACAGTTCACCACTTTGTCTGTAGCCAGCCAAAAGCATATCGGTGTCAACTTCACATCTGCTGAATTGACCATGCAATTGGATGACTTCGCAGAGCGTGTGTTGAAGCCCCGTATTAGCCAATTGGCATCTTCTATTGATGCTGACGTTGCTAATGCTTACAAAACCATTGGTAACACCGTTGGCACACCAGGCACCACCCCTTCGACTTCTTTGGTCTTGTTGCAAGCCCAACAGAAATTGAACGAGAACGCCGCTGTGATGTCTCCACGTTACGCTACCGTAAACCCCGCCGCTAACGCAGGCTTGGTTGAAGGCATGAAAGGTTTGTTTAATCCTACAGACACTATCAGCAAGCAGTTCCGTAATGGCATGATGGGTACTGGCGTGTTGGGCTTTGATGAAGTCAACATGTCTCAGTCTATCAAGCAACACTCAACAGGTACTCGCGCCGCTACGGGTAACACCACTGGCGCTGCTGTGACCACTGAGGGTTCTTCTACTCTGACATTGACTGTCGGTTCTGGTGAACTTATCGCTGTTGGTGACGTGTTTACGATTGCTGATTGCTACGCTGTGAACCCACAAACCCGTGAATCCACTGGTTCGTTGTTCCAGTTCGTGGCTTTAGCTTCTTCAACAAGCACCACAACCGCTACTGTTACCGTTGCTCCAATGTACTCAGCATCAAGCGCTTTGGCTACCATGTTGACATTGCCTGCTACAAGCAAAGCTGTTGTGTTTGTTGGAACAGCCTCTACTCAGTACCCACAGAACTTGGTCTATCACAAAGATGCGATCACTTTCGCTACTGCTGACTTGTTGCTCCCACAAGGTGTTGACATGGCTGCTCGTGCGGTTCATAACGGTATCAGCTTGCGCGTTGTTCGCCAGTACGATATTAACAATGACCGTATGCCTTGCCGTATTGACGTACTGTATGGCTTCAGCACCATCCGTCCACAAATGGCTTGTCGCATTTGGGGCTAAATTGAATGCCCCTTCGGGGGCTTCATTCCGTAACTCTTTTTAAGGAAATTTATCATGGCATTACCTAATTCTGGCGGTGGATATCAAGTCGGTGACGGCAACCTAAACGAAATTGACTTGTATGCAACAGCATCTCAACAGACCGCAACCGCAACCGCAACCCTAACCGTTGCACAAATTACAGGCAACTTGTTGGTGGGTAACCCCTCCACAACCGCTGCTACCTACACTTTGCCAACGGCAAGTGCAATTGATGCGGTTATAACCAACGCAAAAATTGGTAGCACGTTCAATTTGACTGTTATTAACCTTGGCACCTCCACTGGCCTTATTACAATGGCTGTTGGAACTGGCATCACTGCTGTGGGCAACTTGGTTGTTGCTATTACGGGCAGTGCGGCTGGGGTCGGTGGCGCGGCGCAGTTCATGTTCCGCAAAACTGGTGACGCTGCGTACACTTTGTATCGCATAGCCTAAAACTTAATGGGGGCTTCGGCTCCCATTTTTAAAAGGACTAAATCATGCCAAATACAAAAGCTGTAGGCGTTGCGTTTGAAGACGCACAACTTGACGGTGCAATTATGGGCAAAACTGGTGGAACTGCGGGGTTCTATGGAACTACCCCAATTACACAAGCTGCGGCCATTACTGCGGTTAGCAACACTGCTTCGGGAACTGAGTTGGCAACCGCCATCAATGCTCTTCGTACTGCGTTAAAAAACATAGGCATCACTGCTTAAACCAAAGGGGGCTAATCACCCCCTTCTTTAAATTATGGCTATTATTTACATGTCCCACCCAGTTCACGGTGCAAAGGTTGCCACTATGGAACTTGAAGCTGTATACGATGAAACAAATGGATGGACAAGGTATACTTTGGACACACCTGAAGAAGAGGTGGCTCCTGTTGTAAATACATTGGAAGTTAAACGTAGGCGTGGACGGCCTGCTGTAGAGGTGACAGAACAAGGAGCGTAAGAATGGCTACATACACGGCTGGCGATCAAATCAATAGAGCATTGCGATTGCTTGGCGTATTAGCCGAAGGTGAAACCCCATCGGCATCGGTTTCACAAGACTCGCTCATGGCGTTAAACCAGATGATTGACTCTTGGAATACAGAGCGATTAGCTGTTTT